TTGGTTTATATGTTAATATAAATCAGATATGTTATGAGGCCCCTTCCGACTCATTTTGAGTCGGGCGCGTGTGTTTGCTCCGGATTCCCAGATGATATCCTGTGAAGGATCTTCTGTGAACCATTGCAGTGCACACGCAAGCCCAGTCTGTGCGCGCTTCGGCGACTTCGTATTAAAACGAAGTCCCCTAGTTCGCCATTGACAAGATTCCTTGTGGTAGTATGCATTTTGCACACTAACACCAGTGAATGACTTGAACACAGGCTGGCCCGAAGACATCCGACCGACAGGCACTACATAGTGCCGGTCGATGGTCTTCTTTAAGTAATCAGCAGCCCTCCAATAACCACATTTGTGGAAATTGTTGGAACTGTCGATTACAGCGAGGAGTGTCTCCGGGGATTTTAGGTCTGGGACTACATTCATGCGTACTGGTGTTACATTGTAACCCATATACGCGTCAGTACCACAAGACTCTCGAAAGTTTCCTTTCCAGAATGTCTTGTCAGTATTGACCCTAAAAAACCAGGATGTTAGTAGTTTTTCCAAGACTACCCAAGCCCTCTTGTCTATGACAATATCATCGCCATATACAAGGAGCTTATCCTTATAGTTAGTCAGAGATCTCTTTGTAATAGTATAGCATTCATCGCTAATAGCGAGGGATGCCAATCCTATTCCAAGGAATATCAGTGACTCTATAGGGAAGGTGCAGGCTGAGCCCATCGTCGAAAATTTCTTAAGAAGAAATGATGACGGTTGGGTAGGACACAGTTCTTGGGTAAGAACGGGTGTCCTAGACGCAGCTAGAGCCCTTAGGAGAGATTTGTTTCTCCTGAACGCTCTCTCGACTATGGCACACGTGACACAATCACTGGCAGAAGATAAATCTGCCGTCATCGTATCACCCGTAATAGAACCCTGCAATGCTGCAGAGCCATTACGTTCCTGATCTCTAAAGTCGATAAAACTTTGGAGCCAGGATGTGTGACATCCGGTAGCCAGATAATCTCTGATATTCTGTTGGCACCACTGGTGTGCAACAGGTTCAGAGGCTATCATCCTAGGGCCTTTATAGTCCTTAGGAACGGCTATGAACTTAGAAACAGGATTCTCATCCCATTTTAAGCTCTCGAGTTCGTCTATCCAATGCATATGATTGATAAATGCACAATCAGCTGCGGAAAAGATAGATTCAAGCTTCGTATTCCAAGTGTAGTTGGCGTACTTATAGCACGTTGACCTACCATCGGAAACTGCACCGGGACCATGCCTAAAGCGGTGGTCTAGATAATCATACGGACCAAGTGATGTAGCTATGACATCGTAAACCTTTTGCAACGTTAGTTGCCAGAGTTTACTAAGTCTTCTACAGTCGTCTGGGCTGTCTGAAAATCTCCTGTCGTTGACCAACTGACCATACAACCGGTCAGCAAAATCAACGCAAGACAGATCACCACGATGTAGCGATATGGGGTTAGTCCAAACTTCGGAATCCGGAGTTGGGAGATCACCTTCAATCGCAGCGAATTCATTGACTTTTTCATGAACTTGCTCCTCTCGATGAGTTATATTGAACTTCTTGCAACAGAGAAATATCTGTCGCAGATGCGCAATGGCTCGTCGATCGGGTACATCCAATAAGCAACCGTCTCCATTGAAGATGAGTAAGTAGAGACCCTCACAAAATAGAGGAATTCTACCTCGTCGATGACGTGGCCGCGTTAGCGGCTCGCCGGACGAGCAGTACTCACCCCCCTCGAGACCTGCTAAAAGCAGTTTATCGAGGCTAGGGAGATCATTCACAAAGAATGGTAACCCCCTAGTGGAGGCAAGGGTCGTAATCCGCTGCCGATCTCTCGACAACGTTTTCGACAGGTTAGGGTAGTCGATGATAATATCTTGATAGATAGCATCATACAACCTTATTAGATATGTCACCACAGAAGTGGTATCCGATCTTTTCATGTTTTCCTCCTTGAGGTTAAAACATACCAGACGGACTACGACGCATCAATCTCTGGCTTATGATTGTCCACCACGAAGTTTCTCAACATTCGCGGTAGACAACCATGCAGCTAAGCCTTGTACCATATCGTCTAGCGTACTTGTTTCATCAGTACGTCCGTCGATTGATACAGTCACAGTTGAAATCACTTCATCTGTGGACTCAGTTGCAGGAACAGTATGTGTTAATTTTACATAATTCCTAAGACCGCTTTTAGTTTTGAATGTATTGCTAATAAACAATTTGATGATAGAATCATCAGTGTCTACTAGCATATATTCTCCGCTATAAGCTTTGGAACTATCAATCTTCGGCAGAACTTTATCAGTTCCTGCAGAAGGTGTGTTAGTTGACCCAAAAGGGATTGTTTCAGTTGTAGAACCAGGCATATCGATGCTCCTTTTCGTAAAAGTTAAAGTTAAAACATATTACGAAGGGACTTTAACCATCCATTTTGGATAGACAAAGCCCCCAGGAGCGACCATCTCCGCGCGTCAAGCGCGGGTCGGAACGCTATAGTGGGTTCAGTTATCACAAGGACAGTACGTTCTTTCGTAATACTGGACCAGAAAGGACCTTCCGCTTCGATCGTAGTTGGCCATTCTACCTCAGAAAATTCTGCGGTTCGAGTCGTTGTGCGCATCGCGCAACAATGAGTCGGATGGTGAGCTACGCAATTGTTTGTTGCCTGTAGGTAAGAACCTCCAGTAAACAACCAATCGGAAAGCCAGGACCATGGTAATGCTTGCCAAACGTTATCAACGAGTTGGTTTGCATTTAATCCAAGGACCTGCTTAGCAGCGATGCGTTCACGGTCTGGATATGGCTTTCGCCATTCTTCCAGAAACGCGTCTGACGGCCGCCACCTAGTAGTCACCCACTGCTTAGCAGTGAGTTTCTCCTGGGAAGCTGCCCGAAGCACGATACCGTATGCCGTATTTAACGATCTTTTGGACCTAAGAAGTCCTTCAGATGTGAAATCTGGCAACTGCATTCGTCGCGACAGTCCTTTACGCTGACCTTCTTCAGATGCCAAATAATCGTATTCATTCATCCTATTGGCTAAATGATGCGAAAAATTGGTCATCTTCACAAGGTCAGAGAGGAGAGGCTTGATCCCAAACTGGTACTTAATGTACTCGTTACTGGCTCCGCTTATCATCTTACCAGTCTTCGCCACAGCTTTAATAAGCTGTTTTGGAGACGATTTGAAGATAAACTCTCCGACTTCCTTTAGTCGGTCGACGGATTTAGCTAATCCTGTGGCCAATTGCCCCATTTCTCGTAATTCGACAAGAAATACAGGTATATTGATCTTAGAGTTAGCTGGGTTCATCTGTGCCAGCGCGTCAGTCATCGTGAACATTGTCTCGATGCTGGGCGGGTCAGGCGCCGCATAGTCTCCTGTTTGTGTTGCATAGCTATACAGTGGGTAATTGTCATACGTATATGACCCATTACTCCCTGATTTCGCTATGAAATACGTATCGGTCTTTTTCGTAATGATGAGCGGGTGGTCCACTAATGGACTCCCGATGACATCATCACAGGTTTCACGGTTATCGTATCTAGTACGATACCTTGTTGTTGTCCCATACGTGTATGAGCCTTCAACAAGGCCGTTATACCTGGAACGAAAACGATCGGTCATGAGACTATAACTCCTCCACTATGAGGGACGGTAATCGATTACTTCAGCTCCTCCCAAGGAGC